ACAACATGTTCGTTTGCGGGTATATAACGATCGCGCTGGTGAAAAAGAAGAAATTATACTTCCAAAAGCAAGAGTAGGAATCGTAGAAAACCCACTATATTCAGTTATGAACGAACCAAATTCAACTCTGCAGCGATTAATTGCAAAACTTAATCTGTTAGATGCTATTGATCAGCAGTCCGGATCTGGAAAGTTGGATCTAATCATTCAACTACCTTATGTTGTCCGGAGTGAAGCACGACAACAACAAGCCGCAGAAAGAATTAGTAATATTGAACAACAGTTAAAGGATTCACCGTATGGAATTGCCTATGCGGATGGAACGGAAAAGATTATTCAACTTAATCGACCTGCTGAAAACAACTTGATGGGTCAAATCGAATACTTAACGAGAATGCTATATGGCCAGTTGGGATTATCCGATAAGATCTTTGACGGTACTGCTAGTGAAGAAGAATTTCTTAACTATAACAACCGTACCGTTTATCCAGTTGCAACAGCAATTGCCAACGAAATGAGACGAAAGTTCCTAACAAGAACGGCGAGGTCACAAGGCCAAACCATACAGTTCTTTAAGAATCCATTTGGTCTCGTAACGGCTGCGAACCTAGCTGAGTTTGCAGATAAGTTTACTCGCAATGAAATCTTAACAGGAAACGAATTTAGATCCGTTCTTGGTTTTGTACCTAGTAAAGACCCTTCGGCTAATGAGTTACGAAATAAGAATCTAAACGTTCCTAGTGGTACAGAAACAAAACCCGTACAAACGGCTGTGCCCGGTGAAGATTCAGCGAAAACAAAAGAAGGAGAAACAATTCAAAATGGCAGACAAGAGTAAAAAATCTGACTTTGGTGGATACGCAACCAGGTACGATACACTTTGTTCTGACGGGCGAAAAATTCTTCCTAACGCATTCAAACATGCAGACGGCGTTCGAGTTCCATTGGTTTGGCAACATCTTCATGATGAACCAGATAATGTTCTTGGATACGGTCTGCTATCGCATCGAGATGATGGCGTCTACGTTGATGGTTTCTTTAATGAAACTCCTCGTGGAAAGAATGCTAAGTTGTTGGTTTTGCATGGTGATGTTATCGCATTATCTATCTACGCAAATCAACTTCGTGAAGAAAATAAACTCGTGCATAGTGGTAACATTCGTGAAGTAAGTTTAGTTTTATCGGGCGCGAATCCGGGTGCGTATATTGATCACTTAAGCATGGTACATGCTGACGGTTCGGAATCTGAACTTGAAGAAGAGGCCGTTATCAAGTTTGTGGAATCGGGGCTAGATCTTCCTGAACTAGAACACGAAGAAGTCGAAGTCGTGTCTGAAGAATCTGAAGAATCTGAAGCTGTTGCTGAAGAGGAAGAATCAGAAACGACGGAAGAAGTAGTCGAAGATCTTGCACATGCTGATGACGAAGGTCCTACTTTAGCTGAGAAGTTTGATGGTCTTCCAGAAGAGGACAAACAATTATTTTATGCGTTACTTGCCGCTGCAATTGAATCGGGCGGCGATCTATCACAATCCGAAGAAGGAGAAAATTTTATGAAGAAAAACGTTTTTGACGGTTCGAATGACGAGGGTCAGAAGAATGTTCTAAGCCATAGCGATATGGTTGGTATCCTCGAAGATGCTCGCGCCAACGGTTCATTGCAGGACGCTATCCGGAATTATTTGCAACATGCTGGTACCTATGGTATCGATGATATTGCTTTCTTGTTCCCTGATGCTCGTACCCTGGACAACGAACCCACCTTTGAAACCCGCCGCATGGGCTGGGTTGCTGGTTGGATGAATGGCACTCGCCACACTCCATTTTCCCGCATCAAGAAACTGTGGGCTGATCTGACTCCTGATGCCGCTCGCGCAAAAGGTTACATCACTGGCAACCAAAAGGTTGAGCAGGTGTTCTCTGTGCTGAAACGCACGACTGAACCGACCACAATCTACAAGAAACAGAAACTCGATCGTGATGATATTGTCGATATCACTGACTTCAATGTTGTGATGTGGATGTGGCGTGAGATGGATTTCATGCTGCGTGAAGAAGCTGCCCGTGCCGCTTTGGTTGGTGACGGTCGTTCTTTCGGCGTTGATGATGACGCTATTGATCCCAGCAAAATTCGCCCGATCTACGGCGACGACCCCATCTTCGTACATTATCTGCAGCTGGCCAGCACTGTGACCGATTATATGGACATTATCGATGCTATCCATGTTGCTCGTGTGAACTACAAGGGTACTGGTACCCCGACCTTCTATACGACCAATGCGGTTTTGACTGGTATGCTTCTGCTCAAAGACACGACCGATCGTCGCATCTACAAATCCGTACAGGAATTGGCTGCTGAACTGCGCGTTGCTGATATCGTCGAAGTGGAAGTTCTCGAAGGCGTTTCACGTGACACCGGTGGTGCCGTTCTGGCCGATCTGCTCGGCATCATGGTTAATCCTTACGATTACACCTATGGTACCGACAAAGGTGGTGAGATCTCGAAGTTCGATGATTTCGATATCGATTACAACCAGTACAAATACTTGATCGAAACTCGTATGTCTGGTTCACTCTTGAATCCCAAGAGTGCTCTGTGCGTAGAACGATTCCAGGTCTAATACTAGATAGGTAATTCAAAATGGCAAGATTTCACGGCTATATTGGATTTACCCAAACTGTAGAGACTGCCCCCGGTGTTTTTACCGAGCAGATTACAGAACGTGAATATACTGGTGAGTTTTTACGAGCTACTCAAAATCTGGTACAATCCGAACGTCTTAATGATGATCTGACGTTGAGTACTAGAATTAGTATCGTATCAGACCCGTTTGCCACTGCGAATTTGTCTACAATTAGATATGCGAAATGGAGTGGTGTGGCTTGGAAGGTTAAAAGCATCGAGACTCAAAGACCCCGTTTAGTCTTAACACTTGGTGAGGTATATAATGGGTAATCGTGTTGCTTTACATAATATTTTAGTATCCCTTTTGGGTACAACTAATGTATACTTTCAGCCACCTGCTTCGTTTCAATTGCAGTATCCCTGTATTGTTTACGAACGATCAGATATACATACGGACTTTGCAAATAATTTACCGTATAAACACGAAAAACGTTATGAAGTAACCGTTATAGATTCAGATCCAGATAGTCAGATTCCTGATGACCTTTCTAATTTACCGAGATGTACTTTTGAAAGAGCATTCAAAGCGGATTTGCTGAATCATAGCGTATTTACTTTAATATACTAATAAGGAGAAAATTTTATGGCACAACTAATTAGCTGGGATGCCGCTGGTGAACGTTTCTATGAAACTGGCGTCGATCATGGTGTACTGTATCCTCGTATTGCTGACGGATCTTATCCTGTTGGCGTTGCTTGGAACGGTTTGGTCAGTGTTACCGAAAGTCCTGAAGGTGGAGAACCTACGGCTTTGTTCGCTGACAATATTAAATATTTGAATCTGTTATCTGTTGAAGAATTGGGCGCAACTATTGAAGCTTACACATACCCCGATGAATGGGCTTTGTGTGATGGTTCTGTAGAGCCTGTAGCAGGTGTTGCTCTTGGTCAACAGGAACGTCAAACGTTCGGTCTTTGCTATCGAACCATTGTTGGTAATGATGTCGAAGGTAACGAACACGGTTACAAATTGCATTTGCTCTATGGCGCTTCCGCGTCACCAAGCGAAAAAGCGTTCAACAGTGTTAACGACTCTCCTGATGCGATTGCATTCAGCTGGGATGTTACTACGGTTCCTGAAGTTGTAACCGGTTACAAAGCGACTGCTTTGATCACGATTGATTCTCGCACGGCCGATGCTACCGCTTTGGCGGCACTCGAAGTGATTCTCTATGGTGATGATGTGGGCCCGACACAGGCTCGTCTTCCTTTGCCCGATGAGATCATCACTTTGATGACCCCATAATTAATTCAAAATGGTAGTAAAGTAGTTTGAAGGATGGGGGTTGTACTATTATAACAGTCACCATCCTTATTACAAAATTCAAAAGGAGTTTAAAAATGCTAAAGAAAACAATCACATACGAAGATTTTAATGGAGAATCT